TCGAACAAGCTGTTGGTGGTTATGTTGAGCTTAGTTTAGCATCAGGCAATCAAACACCAGCAATTAGTGACGGTGCAACATCTGATGGTCGTAACAAAGTTATTAAGCTTACAGGAACGATGACAGCTAATAGAAGTTTAATATTCCCGGATTCTTGTGAAAAAACATATATTGTAATTGATGGCACTACAAGAAGCACGAATCATTACACAATAACAGTTAAAACAAGTTCAGGTACAGGTGTAACTATGCCTGTTGGATCTACAATGCTCGTGATTGTAGATGGCACGAATGTTATAACCGGTATTACACAAAAAGGTTATATAACCACAACTAACGCATATACAGCTGTAAACGGTGATCAAGTTATTGTTGATACTAGTTCTGCAGCGGTAACCGTTACACTACCGGCAAGTCCTGCTGTTGGTAATGAAGTGCATTTTTTAGACGGCAAACTTAGTTTCAACTCCAACAATTTAACTATTGGTAGAAACAGTCAACCTATACAAGGTAGTGCTAGTGATTTAACTGTTAGCACAAACGGACAAAGTTTTACACTAGTCTATGCAAATTCAACAAAAGGTTGGGTAAAGAAGCATTTTGCTGGAACGTAAGAGGTTTACATGGCCCTTATTGAACTACAAATACAACCAGGTATAGATAAACAAAACACAACCAAAGGTGCAGAGAACCGTTGGATTGATAGTGATAATATTCGTTTTAGATATGGACTACCAGAAAAGGTGGGTGGTTGGTCATCACTTGTAAACGAAAGTATAGTCGGTGTGGTTAGAACCCAACACCCTTTCTTAGATATTTCAGGTAACAGATATGTTGCATTAGGCACAGATAAATTTTTACTCTTATATTTTGAAGGTCAGTTGTATGACATATCACCTTTTGATGCAGCAAGACAACAAACAAGTTGCACACTTGCAACGACAGACGACTCAACATCAGTTACCATAACAACAGGATCAGCACATGGTTTAGCGGCTGAGGATATTATTTTGCTTGACTCAGTAACCTTGCCTAGTGGAACGGGGCTTAGTGCGTCAAACTTTGAAGATAAGACATTTATGGTTGTAACTGTTCCAAGCGCAACCACATTTACAATTACATCAACCGCTGCTGCAGGAGCAACTGTGTCAACAGGTGGTTCTACGACTGTAGAGTTTTTTACAAAGGTTGGTCCACAAAAACAAACGTACGGATACGGTTGGGGTGTTGGGCCTTGGGGCGGAACAGTATCAACAGCTGCAACTTCAACAATAAACGAAGGTGCAGAATTTGCAAATAATGACACTACTTTAACTTTAACTAGTGGCTCTGCTTTTCCAAGCTCTGGCACGATAGCTATAGGCACAGAATTGATTACATATACAGGTAAATCTACTAATAACTTAACGGGTCTTACAAGGGGTGCTCTTGGAACATCGGCTGCAGCTCATGCTGATGGTGCAACCGTAACGGATGCATCAGACTTTAGTGGTTGGGGTACAGCATTGCCTGCAAACCAAACAACCTTAGAACCAGGTTTATGGTCACTAGATAACTTTGGTGAAGTGTTGGTTGCAACAATTGCAAACGGTGAAACATTTACATGGAATCCGTCTGCAGCAAGCAGATTAAGTGTTAGAGCTTCAAAAAGCACAACTAACTTTTCTACAAGCAATAACCCAACGGCATCACGTATTACACTCATATCACCTACAACCAGACACTTAATACACTTTGGCACTGAAACAACTATAGGAACTACGTCAACACAAGACGACATGTTTATTAGGTTCTCTGTGCAAGAAGACATAAATACATTTACACCAACTTCTACAAACACAGCAGGCACATTAAGATTACAAGACGGCACAAAAATTATGGGAGCATTAAAAGCAAAAGAAAGTATCTTAGTGTTTACAGACAATGCTTTGTATACAATGAAATATATAGGATCACCTTTTTACTTTGGTGTAGAACAAGTGGGTACTAACTGTGGTTTGATAGGACGTAATGCTGCTGTTGAGGTTGATGGTATTGCATACTGGATGAGTACAAAAGGTTTCTTGTTATATGATGGTACAGTTAAAACATTGCCTTGCGCAGTAGAAGACGAGGTGTTTGACAACTTAGATAAAACCAAAGGACAACAAGTTTCAGCAGGTCTTAATAATTTATTTTCCGAAATAGTTTGGTGGTATCCAGCTAATAGTGATTTTAACAACAAGGGTGTATCTTACAATTATGCAGAATCTGCTCAAGTACCAGGTGGTGTTTGGGCACTATCTACAGAATCAAGATCATCTTGGATGGATGCAAAGATATACGAAAGACCTTATGCAACTAAGTTTGATACATCCGGCACGGGTACTTTTCCTGTAGTGCAAGGGCAAGTTGGTTTGGGACAAACTAAATATTTTCAACATGAGATAGGCACGGACCAAGTAAATGAAGATGGTAGTGTGACTACTGTTACATCAAACATAAAATCATATGATTATGATCTACAGGCACAAGGTGGACCTGGTGAAAAATTTGTATCTGTAAGCAGGTTTATACCTGACTTTAAAAACTTAAATGGCAATGCAAACGTAACTTTATCTGTAAAAAGATTTCCGTCACAAACAGAAACATCGTCTACAAACAGTCCTTTTACAATTACGTCAGCTACTACTAAAAAAGATACAAGAGCTAGGGGTAGATATGTTAGTGTGCAAATAGCCAACACTGCAGCTAATGAGTCGTGGAGATACGGAACTTTGATGTTGGATGTAAAACCAGATGGAGGTAGATAATGTCAAGAATAATAGTTAGATTACCAGAACCAAAAGATGATTACGAAGTCAGTACACAAAGACAAATTAACAGAGCTGTTACAGGTGTGGTTGATCAATTAAACACAACGTACCAACAAGTGTTGAAAGATGAACAAGAGCAGGAGGCATTCTTTTTTTCATAATGACAAATAGTTTTAAAAATTCAAAAGTAGATCTTACAACTACAAATGATACAGTCTTATACACTGTGCCTGCAGAAAGCACGTCTATTGTAAAGTCAATCTTGGTGTCAAACGATGACGCTAGTAATGCGTGTGAAATAACAGTTACCTTACTAAACACAGGTAATACTGTATTTAGTCTATTTAAACAAAAAGATATATCTGCTAAAACTACAGTAGAACTATTGACCAACTCGTTGGTTATGAATGAGGATGAAGAGTTAAAAGTACAAGCTGAAAATGCAAATGATTTGCACGTGGTTTGTTCTTATTTAGAAATAAAAAGAGAGTTTCAGTAAGGAGGAACTATGGCGTTTGAAGAACCAGGATCAGTAGCATACTTATATGAGGGCGATAAAAAGATAGCTCAAATAAAGGTTGATACTACTGTGGTATTAAAAAACATTAAAACTAACAAAGAGTATAACTCTGATGCAGAAGGTGACGCTGACGTTGACAACCCTGATACAGACACAAAAAGAGAGGACATCTCTAGAAGTGTTTATATAAAGGTAGCTAAAATGCCTGACATAGGCTCAGAATCGTAGTTGCATTTTATGGTAAAAGACAGTAAATTTAATAAAAGCCTTATTACAAGACTAGGACACTTGCATCTTCACGATAAATTAGTAGGAAATATATAATGGGTCTAAGAAAATTTTTTAGAAGGGTAATACCAAAAGAGATACGGGAGCCGATAAGCAAGGTTACTGAAAACATTGAGGACGCCGTACGTCCAGTTACTGACCCCGTAAGAAAGTTTGTATCAAAAGCTGTACCCAAAGAATTAAAACCTTTTTTATCAAGCGGTATAGCCATAGCCACAGGAGCTTTTGGTGGACCGGCGGGGGCCTTTTTAAGAACAGCTGTAATTGATGCGATGTTACAAAAGGCAATGATGGATCCAGACGCTGAAGACACTGGTATAAGTTTAGCACAATCTTTGATGGCAGGAGCTGGGGGCGGTTTAAAAGCTGCAGCTTCTAGTCCAATAATGGTTGAAGGCACGCCTGGAGCTGGTGAAATTCAAGTAGCTGATCTTGACTTTGGAGATAAAATTAGAAATTTAAGAACACAGGCAGGACAATTAGTTGATCCTTTTTTAGCAGGACCAGGTGATGTATCAGGATTATTAGACTTGGATTTAAAAGAAGGAGTCAAACAAGTTGCTAAATATTCGACGGGTTTGGGAACAGTGCAAGTTCCACAACTTGCAGAGGATATTAAAAAAGCTGCAGAAACGGAACAAGATGCCATGGCTGCATCTGAAGCAGCAACAAAAGCAAACTATGATGAATTGCAACGGCAAAGAGTGGCTTCTATGTTGGGATCTTTTGAAAGAGCAGGATTTGAACCAGAAGAAACACAAAGAGAAATAGAAGAAGAAGGATTAACTGTATCCTTAGCGGATGTTCAAGATTACTTTAACCAAGCAAGACAGTTTGTTGCAAGGGGTGGTCGTATTGGTTTTAATATGGGTGGTAGAGGTTTTAAAGACGTAGTAGAAGATTATGCTGAAAAACTAACTGGAGAAGATTACATAAGGTTTATAGAATTACCATTAAAAAAACAAATAGAAGAAATGAAAGAAGCAGGTGCATTAAGAGATGACATGGCAAGAGGCGGTCGTATTGGTTTTCAAGATGGCTCACAAGAAGGGCCTATGACAATGGAGATGGGCATTGGCAGATACATAGAAGAAGAAAAAATACGAAGAAAAATGCTTGATAGAATACAAAGAATGATGGGTGAAAAAGAATTCAACATGCAACAGGATTTACCGGGACCTATGAGACGTAACTTAAATATGTTAAACCCTTTTGACAAAGACCCTACAGGACAACAAGCAATATTTGACATGAAGAACAGATACATGGACACGATGGACACCATGAGAGAACAAGGTATAAACAGAGCGAAAGACTTTAATAAAATATTAGAACAAATGCCCGCACCGAAACAAGACTTTGAGTCTTATGTAAACATGATTGACAAGAACTTCCCAGCTAGAAACAACACAGAGGGCAGACAATTTGCTAACCAAGGTGGACGCATGACACCAGAAGGTGACCCAATATCACCAGACGTGCCAAAGGGCATGCAAATGGATTTACGTGGCGGAGGTTTCATACCTCTTGGCACCAAACCAAGAGCCGACGATGTGCCAGCTATGGTAGGTAAAAATGAGTTCGTGTTGAATGATCGCGCAGTTTCTGGTATAGGTAAGATGTTAACAGGTAATCCGGACCCAAGAGCCGGGGCTCGCGCATTGTATGAATTACAAGAAAACATGGAGGCTATGGTTTAATGAGCAGTGAATTAAGAGATGCAATGGAACGTCATGTTGAAGGCTTAACTGAAAAAGAATTTATAGAATTTGAAATGATGTCACCAGCTGAGCGAATAGAAGCTATGAAAAAAGCTGGGTCATTACGAGATGACATGGCCGATGGCGGTCGTGTTAAGTATCAAACAGGTTCATCAGCAGGTAGCTTTGGTGAGGTTAGAACGGACATCGCTTTACCAGCACCTTTTATCGAGTCTGCAGGTAAAGTATTTTTAACAGATTTAGAAAAAGTATTAGCACCAGGTGCAGCGGTTGACACGTCAAAATTTGCACCAAGTGTTGCAGATCAAAACATTTTTCAACGACAAGCATTACAACAAGCGGCCACGTCAGCAGGACTTGGAGCAGTTACCTTTGAAGGAGGGAACCTGACAGCTAGTGGAGTTGGCCCTGGCACGGGCGTTGCTAGTTTTGAACCCTTTGTAGCCGAGTCACAAAGACTAGCAGGTATTGACCCCGTAACAGGACAAACAACAACAGCAGGATTAACAGCTGCTAGAGATCCGTTCATGACACCTTTCCAACAACAAGTGATTGATGCAACCAAAGCATCGTTTGAACAACAAAGAGCAAGAGATAGACAATCTTTTGCTGATGCAGCTCAACAATCAGGAGCTTTCGGTGGTGCACGTCAAGGTGTACAAGAGGGTGTGTATGATGCAGAGACAGCATTAGGACTTGCTGGTTTAGAAGCACAACTAAGACAACAGAATTTTGCACAAGCAGATGCCGCTAGAATGGCAGCACTACAAAATCAACAAGGGGTAGCACAAGCAGTGCCACAATTGGAAACACAACAACTTACACAATTACAACAACTTGGAGCAGGACAACAAGCGTTGCAACAAGCGCAACTTGATGCACAAGCAATAGCAAATAGAGAAGCGGCGTATGAACAACAACAAAGACAAGGTTTCTTTGGGCAACAGATCGCGCCATTTAGTGGTGGGTTTGGTGCACAACAACAGTTCTCAACAACTACACAACCACCACCTAGCACACTCAATACTATTCTTGGTGTGGGCACCATGGCTGGTGGATTGCTTGGTGGTATAGGATCATTTTTAGGTAATAATTAAATATGAGTAAAACATTAAAAAGACCAATGTTTAAAATGGGTGGTGATACCAACAGTGGTATTATGTCTGGATTTGAGAGAGAAAAACTATCCAATGGCACACAACCAGTTCCAGGTGGTTATTCTTCGAGTGGAGATATTGGGGTGCCTAAAAACATAAGATTTCCAGAGGTTGAAAGCTCAACGGATTTTCAACCAATAGCTGATTTAATTAATATGCAAAGAACAGCAGAGACACCAGCAGCAACACCATCCATGTCTATGCAAGAAAAGTTTGGTCAGATGGTTGGGCCTGTTCCTGACGAGTTCCAAAGAGGTTTTGGACTATCAGAGTACCTAGCACTTGTTAAACTTGGAGCGGGCATCGCGGGTGC